TAGACCATTTACCAGTCATGAGGTCGAGATCATTATGTCTCAGGCTAAGCATCCACAGCGCGACTGGTTTATCCTGTCCTGTTTTGCAGGCTTTAGAGCAGCAGAAATATCGCTCTGCTCAGGTGCAGACCTAGAGGAGCATCAGGATGGTTACATGATCAGGATCCCTGCTGGTAAAGGTGGCACAGATTTATCATTACCAGCACATCCTGTCGTGGTGGACATGATTAAGTCGTATAAGACACTGGGCAGATTATGGCCGACTATGAAACCTCACCATTTATCTGTCGCTGCATGTGCTGAGTTAAGACGGTTAGGTATAAATAAGAAACTGCACTCAGGTCGTCACTATTTTGCTACCAGTTGCTATTCGGTATCAGGTGGTGATTTACTCGCAGTGTCTAAGTTGATGCGACACTCATCACCATCTACCACAGCGATTTATGCAGAGCTGGCATCACCTGTGGCTAAAGCAGTGGTAAATGCATTACAAACTCCTGGGGTAGAATTAGCAGTAAATAAGGAGATTATCTGATGAGTATTTCTATAATTAAAGATGTAGTAATGAGAGCCTTTGCATTATTTCTAGCGACAGCATTACCAGCAATCGGTGTTGGCGCATTCGCAGGAGTTGAACCTATTAATTCTGCAGCAATAGCTGGTGGCCTTGCTGTGTCACGTGTGATCACAGATTTGGCTAAAGCGTTCTTGGATGATGGAAAGCTGACACAGGCTGAAGTCGATGCGATATTCAAACGTGCTAATAAGAAAGATGAGTCTAAATAGTGGGATTACCTATTAAAGATGGCAAAATTACCACAAAATATAAGAAGTTAGGCAAGATGTGGTCTAAGGGTTATCACACTGGTGTGGACTTCGCAGTACCTACTGGCACTGACATCATCGCTGTCGCTGATGGTGTTATCGCTAATGCTAACTGGGGTAAATCTTATGGCACACAATTAGTGCAACAGATTACACTCGGGGATCAAAAGAGATGGGTCATCTATGCTCATCTATCGAAAGCATTAGTTAAAGCAGGAGATAAAGTAATAAAAGGTCAGCACATAGGTGAGTCAGGTAACACTGGTAACTCATCAGGCCCACACTTACACTTCGAGATGCGCGACAACGTGAGATGGTCAGCTGGTGCTGACTGTGACCCTGCCGAGATCTTAGCGAGCTGACATTCGCGGCAAACGCCTGCGATTAGCACTACCTTTACTCATACTCGCTGTCATGATGTCATCATCTGCATTAGCTGATGAGATATTAGTCGAATTATCACCTGAACAACCCTATGTTGATGTGACCATAGAGGCTGTGGAACCTACGACTGTAACTATTACGACTAATACTGGTATTCCACAAACACCAGGCTTTATAGATTCCTGGGTCGAGTTATGGCAGAACGATGTACGTCTGGGATATAACGATGATGGTGGACATACAGCCACTAACTATTTAGCATCAGCACTGAGTCTGCCTATAGATGCAGGTCTTTATATTATTAGAGCGACATCATATGCGTGGGCAGTTACTAATGGTAATCAAACACCTACAGGATCGTACACACTTAACTGGTCAGGTGCGCCATCAGTTAGTCCTACTCCTAGTATTACTCCGACTGAAACACCCACACCAGAGCCAACACCGTCACCAACAGAAACAGAAACCCCGACACCTACACCAACTCCGACACAAGAATTAACGCCTGAACCAACCCCAGAACCAGTAATAGATAACTCAGATAACGCACCGATTTCAACTCAGGAACCTGTAATCGTAGAACCAACCCCAAGCCTGCCACCGATAGTAGAGCCAGAATTAGAGATAGTTGAGCCAGTAACTGAACTAGAGCCATCTGAAACTCCTATCATTGAGCCTGAGTTAAGTGTAGAGCAACTAGAGGAACTAAGGCAAGAAGAAATAATTCAGGAATACATAGCTGAAAATACATTAGAATTAGAGATACCAACTGCGCTTGCAGATATACCTGGTGTCGCTGAAATCTTTGCAGCGACTGAAGCGATATTAAATGTTGGATCAGATATGACACCTGTGCAACGCGAAGAATCACAGAGCGTGGTTGTCGCAGCAGTATTAGTACAACAGATAGCACAGATATCAGCTGTGGCATCTATTAGTAGGAGAAACAAGTGAAGTGGGTAAAAAAGTATTTCATAGGTATAACTGGAGATGTTTGGACATATGTTGGTTTAATGATTGCCTATTTCACCCTTGATGGTTCAGCTAAGGTCGTTACAGGGTGGCTAATTCTGTCAGGTCTACTAATATGGGCTATATCATTTCCGATTAGGGAGTCCGATGACTCTGATTGATTACATCCTGCTCATAGGTCAGGTATCTATGGCTATTACAGCTATTGGTGCTCTGCTCATAGCCTCACATCGTTATTTAGTGGTAAAACCTATCCAGCGCAGTATCGCTGAGCACACATCTCTTATTCAGCCTGGGTCAAATGGGGGCAAATCACTTCCAGATATAGCACTTGGCATACAGCGTGTGGAGTCCAAAATCGAGGCCCTCACTAAGCGTGTAGACACCCTAGAGAAAAGCATTAAATCTACTAATTAGACGCTATTGTCAGACCATCTATGTAGAGTCGTATGACACTAGAGAGGGTAATTATGACTAATATAGAGGATCCTAAAATATGGGACAAACTAGCACTATCAGCCAAAATTAAGTGGCTACAAATCAAAGCCGATAATGAGGCGCAAAGATGTACCTCATGCGAACAATACCTATGCACATGTGGAGATGATATTTAATGGGATTCGATTTATCTAATTATGAGCCTGTCGAGAAAAGAATCGACAGATTTTATGGAGAGTTTAAGAATGGCAGGATAGTCACTGAGTTAGTGGCACATTCTGACCAGATGTTTATCGTAAAAGCGTTTGCCTATCGTGATGCTGCAGATGAACGACCTGCATCCACAGGATTTGCTGAGGAGCGTGTGGGCAGTAACCCGGTAAATCGTCAGTCGGCCCTAGAGAATTGTGAAACCTCAGCTATCGGCCGCTGTTTGGCCAACTTAAATTTTGCTCCTAAGGGTGCTCGACCTAGTTTAGAGGAGATGACTAAGACTGATCGTGTATCAGATGCTTCTGCTCCTGCTCAGGAATACTCCTGGTCTAATGTGAAAATCAGTAATGGGCCTGCTGCCAGAGCTGATGCTTCAGAGAAACAGGTAGGTTACATCAAGAAATTAGTGCGAGAACTAGCTGAGGAATTACAGGTAGATAATAAACTCGCTATGGAAATGGCATGGCAGGAGATGGGATGCGACCAGGTTACTGGTATTCCTAACAAAGCCAGTGCATCAGTTTTGATAAATGACCTCACTCAGGGTCAGCCATCAAACTCTATGTTTCGTCAGAAACTTAGAGGCACTACAGGTGAGAAACCAGATCCTTGGGACTCACCTAACTTCTAACAAAGGAGATGGATGCTCGAACTGCTAATAACAGTAACAGCACCTGTGCAAGAACCAACTGATAATCGGACAGAAATGGCTCATTATCGGGAGTACGCACGATCACATCTATCAGCTGGACAATGGAAGTGTCTGGATGAGTTATGGGATCGTGAGTCATCGTGGAGAACTAACAAAAAGGCTTGGCGTGCTAGGAATAAATCGTCAGGAGCATATGGGATACCACAAGCATTACCAGCTAAAAAGATGTACACAGCTGGACTAGATGCGATGACAAACCCTATCACTCAGATTAACTGGGGACTTTCTTACATAAAGTCGAGATATAAGACACCATGTAATGCCCTAGCGCATCATGATAGGAAGAACTGGTACTAATCGTGAAAATCTGCCCTAGATGTGGCATAGATAAGCCTGCGCACGATTATGCTCGAGATTCATCTCGACCTGATGGGAAACAGCGCCTATGTCGGATATGTGATAGCCACAAAGCGCGTGCATATTACGCAGCGAATAAAGAACATGTAGCCAAATATAACCGTATTCATAAAGGGTACAAAAAGTACCAAAGATTAAGACAGAAATATAACTTAACTGATGTGCAGTTCGATGAGATGCTAGTAGCACAAGATGGTAATTGTGCTATCTGTGGGCATAAAGATAATCGTGGACTATCTGTCGATCATGACCATTCCTGCTGTCCAGGTCGTAATTCGTGTGGGAAATGTGTGAGAGGTTTGCTGTGTAGTCGGTGCAACATGGGTCTAGGTAATCTAGGTGATGACATAAACATATTACTAAAATCTGTAGATTATCTGATGTCACATAATGAAAAGCAAAAGAATACGATACGATAATCATATGAGTCTATTAGATGATTTAGACAAAGTAAAAAACACTAAAACTTATCGCAATAAGACATGCGCTGTTGAACGCTTATTATTCAAATTAAAAGAACCTGAGCGCACCAAAGTCGCTACAGCTATAGATGACTCTGAGTACCAGATATCCCTACTGTTCAAAGTCTTTAAAGATCATGGCTACGAAATCACAGCATCATCGCTTTATCGTCATCGTAGACGACTGACGCATGGTGGCTGCATATGAGATCGGAAGA